ACGTCCTTCTTTGAGGGCTCGCGGCCGTTGGCCTTCTCCGTCAGGTATCTGATGTACTTCTGGATCGTGGCGAGCAGGTCGTAGCGGTTGGCGTTGCCCTGCTTCGTGGCACTGATGATGCCCTCCTGCGTGAGCTGCTGCACTCGGCGGGTAGTGACGCCGAACAGGGCTGCGATGGTCTTGCTGTCGACGAGCTTGGCGCCGGGGGTGCTGTTGTTGTTCGGCATGGCCTCCCTCCTTTCTGAAGTGCTGCCGGTGGCCGTTGGCGAAACGAAACGGCCCGAAAATTTTTCTCTGAGTCTGTGCGTTTTTTGGGCTCGCCAGCACCGCAGGCGTTAGGGGTGCGCCACAGTACCTTCGGCGGCGCAGTGGCCCCGTGGAGCGGCTGTCGTCGCGTCTGCGGCGCGTTTTCTGCCCGGCTGGTGTTGGCGCTCGGGTGGACGGCCCGGGCCGTCTGAGGGGTGTCCTCGTGGCTCTGGCGCGGTCACTTGCCGAGGGCTCGACTGAGGTGATGGTCGAGGCGCTTGGACGTCTCCTCTGTGAGCTTGGTCATGATGGCCTCATGTGTGCGCTCACTCGTTACCATCTGAGGGACTGAGATGGTGGTGAACTTCTCGATGTTGGTGCGGGTGGGGCTCATTCGCTGGAATGGGATCCAGTTGGTGCCGTCCGCTTTGGCGTTGCCGGTGCCCATCAGAATATTGTGAGAGCGCTGCGAGAAGGGGCCGCCCGGGGTGCGGGTGTTCTTATAGCGGCCGATGACCTGCTTCTTTCCCTTGATGACCTGCATCTTCAGCGTGTAGCTCTTGCCCTTGGGTGGAGCCTTTGGCGTCATGCCGAAGTGGACAGGAGTAAGCAGCCTGCCCTCATAGGTGAAAGCCAGCTCCTCGAAGGTCTCGCCGGTGATCCTCAAAGTGCCGGCCATCTTCTTCGGCTTGGCTCCCTTGCCGCTGGAGGGGGTGATCTCGCCCTTCTTAATGTTGTAGACCTGCACGACCTCGCTGGCGATCCAGCCCGGGGCTCTGGCCTTGACGTCCTTCAGGGTGTTGCTGATGGCCTTCTTCCCGCTATCCTCGATGGCCTTGATGTCCGTGAGGAGCTGCTGGAAGTTTTCGACCTGCGTGGTGATGGTGCTGCGGGGCACGATCTCGCCTCCTTTCTCTGGATATGGAAAAGCCGCCAGAGGGCCGGGCCTTTGGCGGTCTTGGTTTACTGGTGCAGGCGGGGAGACTTGAACTCCCACGACGTCGGGGTCACGAGCTTCTGAGGCTCGCGTGTCTGCCTATTCCACCACGCCTGCGCATAAGAAAAGCCGCCGGGCTTGATGTAGCTCGACGGCTTGGGTCTGTCTCTGGTTTTAATGTGGCCGCCTTTCGGTCGTCTCCCCTGCGCAGGGCCTCCGTCCGGCGGTCTTTTGCATTGTATAGGATAACACGGGCTCTGGGTGCCTTTCAATGCCTTTTGCTCCCCTTTACTACCTCCTGACTGCCTTTTACTTCCCCGGGATCCTCTCGCTCCAGTATGTCAGCCAGATCCAGAAGGGCCCGGCCGTGGATCTTATAGGTGCGGCGCAGGTAGGACTCGGAACGGGTCAGGTAGTCGGGCTCGGTTCCGAACAGAGCGAAGGCGACGTCGTTCCAGTCTGCCCGGTCGAAGTAGCGCAGCCGGATGACGGCACGCTTGTCGGGGTCGTCGATCTGGCGCAGCATGGCCTCGATGGCCCGGTTTTCTTCGCGCTCCTCGGCGTTGAGCTCTTTGATGTGATCCTCGAGCTCGATCTTCTTGGCTGCCTCTACGGCGACGCGGTTGGAGACGCCGCCCTTCGGCCGTGGCATACCTGACAGATCTGGCCCGGGTGGGCTGCCGTAGGTCAGGAGCAGGCGATCGAGGCGCTCGACCTCGTTGTCGATCTCGCGCAGCAGCTTCAGGTACGCGGCGAGCCTGTCTTTGATCCTCTTGGTTTTCGGTTGCTCGTTCATGTTTTCAGGGCGTCACTCCTGCTCACCTCCTTCGTCGTCGGGCTCGAAGATCTCGGCGATGGCTTCCCGTGGGAGCTCCTTGCCTTGACGGACGCAGCGGACGTTGTTATTGCCTGTGATGCGGATGTAGCGCTTCACGATCACATCGGTGAAGGCTGGCGTCAGCTCCATCAGGTACGAGGGCTGCCCGTGTGCCTCGCAGGCGGCCATTGTTGTGCCGGATCCTCCGAAGGGGTCATAGACGCCCGCAGCGAAGTCCGTGTTGTCGACCAGCTTCTCCAGCAGCTCGACGGGTTTCTGTGTTGGGTGCAGCTCATTCCCGGAGCGGGAGACGCTCAGGACGTTGCCGTAGCCTTTGTGGCCGTCGAAGTGCGTGGCGGCTCTGGCTCCGAACAGTATGAGCTCATGCTGCGATCTCCAGCCGACGCCCATGCCCGGCGTGCCCTTGTCCCATACGATCTCGGATTTGACGCCGAAGCCGGCGGCCTCGACCAGATCGAACAGGTACACCCACATTCGCCAGTCGGTGAAGATGTAGGCGTAGAGGCAGGGGATGTCGGTCAGCGCTCCGCGGATCAGGTTTTGGTAGCCGCGGGTGCTGAGGATGTCGTTGGCGATCTTCGGCGCCTTGCCATCTTTTCGCATGGTGCCGATGCTGCCGGTGGACTTCTGCGACTCCTTGGAGCCGCCTGAACAGTAGGGCGGGTCGGTCAGCAGGATCTCCGGCGTCGCTCCGTCCAGAAGCAGCGCTCGATCCTCCGGCCGTGTGCAGTCGCCGCAGAGGACGCGGTGCCGGCCGAGGATCCAGAGGTCGCCGTACTGAGTGACCGGCGCAGCGGGCAGCGGGATCTCCTCGTCGGGGTCGCCCTTCAGCTCCTTCTCGTGGATGGCCTCAGAGAGCGCGGTCACGATATTTCCGTAGTCCTCCTCAGTGTAGCCGGACAGCATGAACGGGATCTCGCCGGTGTCTATGTCCGCAAATACCTCGGCGAGCATCCTGTTGTCGGTGGTGGCGAGCTCGGCGATGCGGTTGTCGGCCGTCAGATCAGCCAGCTCCTCGGCCTCGCTCGCGTAGTTTTGGTAGTCGACCGGCACCTGCTTCAGACCTTCGAGCTCGGCGGCCATGAGACGGCCGTGGCCCTTGACGATCAGGCCGGAGCGTGTGCTGACAGTGATCGGGCCGCGCCAGCCGGTTGCCCGGATGATGTCGCCGAGGGCTTTGATCTGCTCCGGCGGGTGCTGGTTGGGGTTTTTCGGGTTGGGCTGGAGCTCCTTGACGTCGACGATGGCGTCATGGGCGCAAAACACAGGGACGCCGTCGGCCTGCGCCTTCGGCTCCGCTGTTGTCTGGTACTCGTAGATCTCCGGGCCCTGCGGTGCTTGGTGTTTATCGTTTGCCATTGGCAGAGCCTCCTCTCTTGAAGTTGCCGGCCTGCGGGCAGGTGGCCCAGTGCGGCCGGTACCCTGCGTCGGTTGCGTCGGCCCCGCTGACGATCTCGCAGCTCACTACCTCGCCGCGGTTGGTGACGACCTTGTCCTTGCCTCCGGGCACGATCCTATAATAGACCGGCGCCGGATCGCAGGGCATGGACTTCCCGCCCGGGGTCTTGATCCAGAGGATCGGAGCGCCGCAGCCTCGGCAGGTTGACTTAGTCATGGGGCACCTCCTCGAGACGCCCGGCGAGCCGGTGCAGCTTGGCCTCCTCGACCTCGCTGGTGTCGACGCCGTAGATGACGCAGAGCTGGTCGAGCATGATCCTGACGTCTGCGATCTCCTCGACGACGTTCTCGACCGCGGCGGCCAGCTCGGGGCCGGGCTGCGCTCGTCTGGTCTTGCAGATGGCCTTCGTCAGCTCAGCCATCTCCTCGACGGCCATGTCGGCTTGCGCCCGGGTGCCGTAGGTGGTGATCGCACGCTTCAGGAGCGTGCTGCGTTCCTCAGCGGTCATGGCTGGCCCTCCGTTCTGCCTGCTTGAAGTAGGCGATCCGGCGCTTGAGCTCGACGTTGGACTCTCCGGGCTGGCGCTCGAGGCCGTACTTGGCAGCATCGGCGTCCACGGAGGCCGCAGCGGCGTCGGCTCTCTGGTTTTCCTCCACCTGCTGCGCCGTGACCTTCACGACGGCGACCACGAGGACGATCAGGATGATGACGATGGCGATGGCGGTGGGGATCCAGAGCGGAGCCAGTACCCACAGCCAGCTCCAGTCGATGAAGCCGGTGAGCTTCAGGACGATGAAGGCGACGGCCAGCAGGCTCAGGAAGATCCCGCCGCCGGTCGCACTGGTTTTGTTGTCTTTCATGATTTGCCTCCTTTCAGGGTGCAGGCCGTACAAGCGGCCCGCAGGTCGGGCTCGGCTGCGAGGGCCTGCCGGGCGAGATCGCTCTCCCAGCATTCGCTCCCACAGATCGGGCAGGTGACGAGCTTCCAGTCCTCGCGGCCGGGGTCGGGGATGTTTGCCTTCATAGGCAGCGTGAGGATCCCGCCGTCGCCGATCTGGTGTGGCGTGATGGTGAAGCCTTCAGGCTCGTCGGGGATCATGGCGTCGAGGATCTGGTTGTATTTCTCGAAGATGGCAGCCTCAGCAGCTTCCCACTCGGGGCCGTGGCCGGCTTCCTCGCCGACTGCGACGTGGGCCAGCTCGTGAGACAGGAGCTCTGGCGCTGCG